TTCCTTGTTCATCAGTTGGTTGCTTGGCTGCTTCAGCGACATCCTTTGCTATGAGAGCTGCGTCAATTGCAAGAGATACAGCAGTACCCTTACCTGGTATCGTTGATGCAACACCAGAAGCAACTTCCATCATGGCACCATTGATATCACCTTTCAATAGTCTCTCTATACCGAAAACAGTACCCATGATAGCACCAAGAAGAGGAACCTTCTTAAGACCTACCTTGATGAGAGTTTTACCCGCAAGTTTTGTTGCTGCTTTTCCCCCAGCCTTCTTAAGTGCTTTCTTCCCAGCTGTCTTTGTGAGTTGTTCTACTGCTTCTTTCTTCGCAGTTTTAGATACACCTTTAGTTAAACCCTTTGTAGGAACGATTTTATTCTTTCCTATTGTCATTGGGTGGGCTTTAGTCATCGTAGCGACGTTACCACCTATTGCCTTAGTAGCAGCGTTAGTACCCCTTGCACCTGCAGTTGTGATTGTTTTGGCGGGTTTCCGCACAAACTTAGTAATTTTATTAGCACCTATGGGTTTCTTCGCCCGCATAAACTTACTAATTTTATTAGCAGCAGCGGTGCTTTTCTTATTAAGTGCTTTACCTGTCTTCTTACCAGCTATCCTAGCTTTCTGCTCTGCTATCGCTAACCAGGTCTTTGGTACTGTAGTACGACTTCTCCTTTTTGTTCTTCTTTTTCGTCTATCCTCTACTGTACTCTGACTATATCCTTTCTTTCTTCCCTTTGGTACAACTGCAACTCTGGTCTGCTGAACCTGAGTCATAAAGAAAAATCTCTTTCTCTTCCTGAGATATTCGATATACTCCATCTCAGTGTCGAGCATATCCTTGGCTGCGTGAACCATGTCACCTGAGACAGGTAACAATTTTAATCCGAATATGGCACCGAGAGCTTTTCTCAACGTTTACGTCTTTCCTGGTCTATGCGTTCCCTTTCATCCTTTAACCACTTGGCAAGCATATTGACGTAAATGTCTCGCTCCCAAGGGATCATATTTTCTATGTCACTCAA